GCTGCCGGGTACAACTTCCGGTTCATCACGATATCGTCCACGACAGGCGTGATGCCGCGAACCACGATATGTGGCTTGCCGTTGACGGTTTCAGTTGTGATGTTCGAAGCGGAGTTGACGACGGTCAGCACGTTAACGCGGTTGCGTTTCATGCTGGATCCTCATTGGTGGATTTCAGACAATAAAAAAGGCCGCCGAGGCGACCTGGTTGTGTTTGATTAAGCTGGTATGCATTTGCTGCCCTTGATGGCATTTTCCTCTTTCCAGAGGGGCTGGAGATTATCCAGCGCATTAATGACCATCAGATCGGTCACCCCTTCAGCGATAAAGGCTGATATGGGCTTACGGTGGTCAATTTCCCATTCACCCCTATTGCTCCATGTCATTCCTGGCTGGAATTGAGACTGTATACGCTCGCGCAGTTCGTCAGAGGTGTAGCCAATCGCCATTTTCACCCTTCCGCTATTCCAGGCGAGAGCATTATTGATTTCGTCATAGGCCTTGCGGCGCAGCTTATAGCAAGGATCATGCTTTAAAACATTGCCGTAGTACGCCCTGCTCTTAGCCCGCCCAACTCGACTACGTCTGGCTGCGTTCAGCCTGTTTTTCGCGGCCTCACTTAATATCTGCGGGGCATCTTTGCGATCCCGCAAGGATAGGCATTCAGTACATTGCCTCGTCGACACAAGTCGCGGGGCGATGTGGCCACGCTTGCATGCCACGCCTGTGAAATAGTGTGTTTTCCCCAGGTTGAGGGCTGTATTCTTCTTCACTCTTGATGATTTCGACTGGGGAACCCCATCTACTTTACGCATGCCACGCTTTCTTAATTCGAGGCACTTGCAGCATTGCTGGGTTGATACCAGCCTGTCAGAAACATGCCCATGCTTACATGGAACATAACCACGGTAGTGTTTTTCTCCGCTGAGTCTCGCGGCTGCTAAAGATTGCTTTTGAAGCAATTTCAGCTCATCGATATTGCTCATTTCAAACCTCACAGTAGGCTTCACAGATGATGGTGTCCGGCGCGCAGTCTGTGTTCTGCGTTTTCGGGAGCTACCCTAGCCGGACATGACCATTTTACCGCTTTATTCTCCCGGCTTCCACGCTTTGCGCTCGGCTGCGAGCTTATCTGACAACCCTTCGTTAAAGAGATTGCCGCTATCATCAAGTAGGGCCGGAACCTGAGCGCAATGGCAGTTATATCTGTTACCGTTTTCTGCATAAAAGTCCCTGACCTCTTCAGTCGTATAAACCTTACCGTGTCTCGCCCGATGCCACTCCCTCGTCGTAGGTTTGAGTGCTGATATCCACAGCAGCCCGGTATTCAGCCCCAACCGGTCAGCTGCCCAGTCAGTTTCATTCCATTGTGCCTGCCGCAGCGCGCCGACCTGCTCCGTCTGGGCGATGGTCTTCGCCTTCGACATTGACACATCCAGGCGCTTGCTGATGACGCTGGCCGTCTCTCGAGGATTCACACCGCGCGCCACCGCATCAGTAATGACGCTCGTCAGGTCTTTTCTGGCAGTGTCGCTGATGTCCTTCCATTCACTGAACGTCGTCAGCCTGGCGACCGCAATCTGATTAAGGTGACCGGGGCTGCTTAATAGCTGCTGTAATGTCGTCTGGCTGGAGTAGACCTGCGACTGCTGAGACAGGTTATTGAACGCTTCCAGTGTCCCACGATTGGCTTCTGCGGCTACGTAATCCATCGCCCAGAGGTTTTGTTCGCCGCCCTCAAGCAAGTAGTCATCGAGGATGCTATGCACTGACTCGAGTAGCGCCGCCAGTTCCTGCGCTGACATGTCATAGATGAACTTGCCAGCGTTGACCTGGTAGAGCCGCATATCCTCGCCGTTATCGTGGCACAGGAAGTGCCAGTTATGGCTGTTGGTCTCACGCTCTCGCCCGGTCAGTCGCTGATCGAACAGAACTTTCAGCGCGCTCTTGATGCCGAGATATCGGTCCTCGATATCCCGGAACATCGCTGAGACCGGCTTTGCTGAGCGGGTCGGGTCAACCTTGCTGCGCGGAACGATCGGCAGACCCACCTTTGCCGTCTGTTCCATCGTCAGGGGCCAGTGGATCATCAGTTGTCACCTTATCGTCCGGGTTCGGCGGTTCTTTCGGTTCGGGTAGTGGTTCAAGGCCAATCATTTCGCGCAGTTCGTTGATGGTCACTGGCGGTTCGCCGCCATACATGCCTGTTGTTTTCTGTACCACGTCGGCCAGTTTGGACATGTTCTCGATTTTCTCTTTCTCCCCCGGCGCCAGAAGGTCAGTCCACGCAATGGTGACTTCACCGTTTGTCGGCGGATCGATGATGCCGAGTGTCCAGAATCGCTCGAGTAATGCGGTGATGCGGTCGGTAAGGAACGTATTGCGGCGCGTATTGCGACGGATGGCCCAATCTGTCTTGTCCTCGTCGCTCGCCAGGCGCCCGGTCTGCTGACCGAACAGGATGGTGAACGGGATTTGTACGGATGCGGCCAGTTCGTTCGCTGTGACCTCCCACGTCGGCCCCGGGTCACCAGGTGTGACACTGAGCACATGCATTTGCCCGGCCTGCATCACAGCTGCTGCATCGGTGCCGCTGTTCAACTTGTTGACCTTGTCGCCCATAGCCTCGCCGAGGTCTTTATACCCCGCGCTTTTAGCTTGACTGGCCAGCGTGTTCATGTCGGTTTCTTTGCTGAACTCAACCGCAATCTGGCGGCTGGCGTTCTTCAGGAAACCTTCAGCGCCACCGCCGGAGATCTTCTCGATGTCCAGCAGCTTATTATAACCGGCCTCCAACAGAGGGATGCCCGACAGCGTGTTGTCATCCTCCGATCCTTCACAGAAGAGAATAACGCGACTCGGATGCACCGGCTCACCGCGTGTCGGCCCGACAAAAATTTCATCGCCAATCGGCTGCTCATTGAAGTTGAACATCAGCGGCTGGCCGAAGGTTGGCGACAAACGGTCGTTATCCCATTCAGCAACCGTGAGCTGCGGCTCCCATGCGGGGATCAGCTTAACCAGCGCGTCCTCGCCGAGCTGACTCACTAGGGTTATATCTACTTCCTGATTCCAGCTCCTGTTATCTTTCAATTGCAGTAGTAAAGCTGAATACCGGCCAACCATATTGCGTCGATCGACATCTTTAACCTTTGACCACCACTTCTTCATGAAGCGAGTGATGTCTTTTTCCCAGGCGTTGGTCTTCTTCGCCTCTTCCGCCTCGTTACCGTCAATAATGACCGGATAGTCTTGCCAGCAACCATCCAGCAGCCGGTGAACAACTGCGAACCCGGCCGCGTTGCGGCGGTACATATTGTAGAAGTCACCGAAAGCGACTGACCGCGGGTATCCGAACTCCTGATAAAGCGTCGGCCGCTTCGTATTCCCCGACAATCCGAGGTTGCCCTGCAAGTAGTTAGCTCGCCTCATTTCAGTGGCGAGGCTATTCACAGCCAGTTCAAGGCTGTTATTTGTTTCGCTCACTGGCGACGCTCCTTAGAAGAATACTGTGCCGACTTGCTTACGGTTATTCTTCGCTACTGCAAAGTAACGGAAGCCGTCAGAGCCGTGTGATGTGTAGTCGTGAAGCGGTTTGTCTTTCCAGCAGCCGCGCTTGTCGTCCCACTCCTTGCGGTACCCTTCGAGATGAGAGATCCCCTCAGAGCATTTCTCTTCATCGAAGACGCAGGACGAGAGTATTTCTCGAACCGACTCAATGCCGGTATCGACCCCTACTTTCGGCACGACCCGGAATGTCATGGAGTACGTCTGACCATCGATTTCGTAACCTTCCCGGGCGAGTTCCCGGCGCGATTTAGCGTCAGACCCGAATTCACGGTTATCGATGTCGTGCGGCCCCCAGTGCTCCCCGTACTCATAGCCACGGTTTTTCAGCACCTTCATGTAGTGACGGAGACCTTCGCCTGAGTTTTCGTAGTAGTCGATGACGTGGAACTCTTCGCCCACTTCACGAACGAACCAGATGGCCGTGGAGTCGCCCACACCGATATCCCAGAAGGTGTGAACCGGGAGGTGTGAGTTATCCGGGATTTGGCCGATCCGCTTGTTGGTATAGAGCCAGCGGAATTGTTTGGCGTAATACGCACCTTCGACCGACTGCTGGAATGCCTCGGCCGGAATGGTCGGGTATTCGCGCTTCATGTCGTC